CATGCTCTAAGTACCCTGGAAATATAATTAATGTTCCTGGTTTTGGTTTTAAATGAAATTGTTCATGACCAGGCCATACACCTTTTAAGTCTGGTTTTATTTTTAATTTTGTGCATCTCGCACCAGTTTTTGGTTCGTGAAATACGGGGTAAGAAGTTTTATCACTACATTTTAAAAAGTAAAAACCCGATACATGTTGATTCCAATGTATATGTGCAGAGTGGTGACCACCACCTTTTTTAGCAAACTCTTGTACCCATAATTCAGAAAACATAGTTGTGTATTGTGACATGTCATAACCTTGATGATCTAAATACTCCCAAGACTTTTGTCCAATGTAATTTCTAAAATCTAAAAAATCATTATCTTGTGTAAGCGGTGTTGAATGATATGATTTTCCAAAATCACCCCATTTTTTTATATGTTCTTTTTCTCTTTTACGAGCATCAATAATATATTTATTACTTGCTTTGTTTAATGATTTAACAAACTCTGGTCTTTCTTCACTCCATACTACAGTTGGAAAATAAGTATTTATAAACATTATTTAAAAGGTCTCCCTAAATGCCATACTACAAGACTA